TGTAAATAGTATAATAGAATCAAAACCTATACGCTCATCGTAAAGTGTTGTTGTAGTAGCACCGCCAGTAGCCAAAGTTATTTGACCAGTATTATTTGTCTTGCCTTCAACAGCATTGTTCACAACTTCTGCAACTAGACGAGGTTCGCCACCTTGAAAAGGTAGCTTACGATACATATTAATTCTTGCCATTACCTATTGCCTGTTGGTACTATATCTACATCTACTCCCACAGCATTTGTCCATGTTGTGCCTGTTGGAATAATAGATAGTCTATGATACCTGCCATAGCTTCTAATAGATGCACGACCCTCAGATGATGTGGTGACACTAGCACCAAACAATACATTATCATCTAATTCTTTACGACTTGCTATCTTAACATTAGCAGTTCCGTTATCAATCGTTGGTCTAGCAAGAGTTACAACAGAGTTATATCCTACTTCTACATCAGTTGTAATAATTTCTGAATTGTATGTAGAGCCTGTAAAAGTAACAATTTTAGTATCTTTAGCACCTGCAAATAATAATTTTCCACCAATCCAAAGTCGTGAATCTAGTGATGCTACAAGTGTTTCTAATGTTGCTTTACCTGCTGCTGCCGCAACCAAATCTGTTGCTGTACCTGTGCCAGACCCTGCTCCTGTTGCAGTAAATTTTAAACCTACGGTATTAGATGCTGCACCTATAAGTGTAAAGTCGGTAGAACCAATACCATAAATTTCATATTCTTTACCTACAACAAAACTACCTGCTGTTACAAGATATGCAGTTTCAAATGATTCTAATGTAGTTCCAGTAGATGCAATCGTACCTACTACAGTTGCATCTGTTTCTATTCTTGACCATTTACTTATTTGCCAGTTATAAACCAAGATATGTCGTTTGCCATCAACAGCTTTGTAGTTCCATACAACAAGTTTTTTAACAGGGTCAATAGCCGTAGTCATACTTCCAATATCTGTTAGCGAACAGTCATCAAAGAACCATCTATCTACTTTTTCTGTACCAATACCTACAACATTAGTACCATCGCATGAATAGAAACCATCATCTGATAAGAAGAATGATGTATTACCATAAGTTGCAATAGAATTACCCTCTAAACAACCTAGTCCTCGTGATATGGTGTCAAACTGAAAGAACAATGGTGAACCAATGTATGACATACGCACCACAGCTTTTTCAAGAAATACTAAACCAAACTCACCACCTGCAAGACCATTTATGTTTCCACCATCTGGAAGTATCTGATAATCAGACTGACTTGTAGAACCTGAATCCCAATAAGATTCATCATTAATATCACTCCAAGCAACTTTGTTAGCATTTGTGCCTGTATCTAAATTACCGCATACTACAAAATCACGCACTACAGTTACATATTTAGCAATCGGTGCTGATGATGTAAATACATTTATATTGCCTGATGTTGTTCCTGATACGCTATCTGTGTAAGTAAATGTGTTAGCATCAACCACAGTAATTGTGTAAGTTCCATCAGTTCCTGTGCCTGATGTACAATCTACCCTGTAATTTGTTGCTGTTGTTAATCCATGTGCCGTAATTGTAACAGTTACAGTAGTACCAGAGCGACTGTATGTGCCTGTTTTGTAGGTAGATGATTCATAAAAATTTGTGCTTGAGCCTATTTCCCAAGATTGTAGTCTGGCAGAATTATTAGCTGCTAATACTTTTTTACCAAACTGTCTAAACTGCCAATTGTCTGTACTAGAATAACCACCTGTTGTAGATACATCATCCATAGACAAGTCAGTATTATCCATTTTAAATAGTTTAGTAGAACCACCACCAAATACTTGTACATCTGCACCAAACTTACCTACAAAAATATTGTTTAAGTTTTCACTAGCAGCACCAGAATAATCTACTGCATTAGGAAATGGTGCATAACCTAATGATAACGGATAAACATTCTTGGCATCGTTTAAACTTCCTGCCATAGATGGTTGGTCTGGTAGCCATTCAGTAAATTGTAATCTTTGTGTTGCCATTAATTAACCTCACTACCTGTAATTGTTCCTGCTGTTTTCTTAGTAATATAAGATACACCGTCAATAGCATAACCTGCTGCACCACCTACATTGTGTGTCTGATATGGTGTACCATTAGAACCAGCACTACCTAAATTACCACCGTTACCACCATAAGAACCTACTTGTTGCTCACCTGAACCAGCATTAGAACACCATGCAACACCTGCTCCACCTGTAGTTAGCGTACCTGATGCTCCACCTGATGCACATTGACCTGTACCAACTCCCCCTGCCCCCACAGCATTACCTGCACCACCACCACCTGCACCAGTGTAGTCATCGTAGGCTTGTCCACTAGCATTAGTGACACCACCGCCACCGCCACCGCCACCGCCACCGCCTATAGTGCCGTTGTTGGTTAAGTAAGTAGTGATTCTGGTATAAAGTGCAGTACCACCTGCTGTTCCTGCTTTTACATTAGATGAACCTGATGAACCTGCAATTCTATTGCCACCCACACCACCTTTACCTACCACATAAGTACCACTACCAATAGTTAAATACAATACACTACCAGCAGGTAAACTTGCTGTTGTAATAGCAGGTGTAGATGTGCTAGAACTACCAATGGTTAATCCACTATCAATATTAACAACTGCCGTAACAGGATAAGTTGGATTTCCCATAAGACTGTATATACTTATGCTTTGTGTAGATGCAGATACTGTAACTCGTTTATAAGTTAGTTTCCATCCACCATCATAAATATAAATTTCAGTTGGCTCTTTCCATGTACCTCCATCATTAACATAAACCTGTGGAGCTTTCCATGTGCCACTATCGTTGACATGAACAGTCATGATTAAACCTTATACCAAATATCACCCGCAGAACCACCAGTTGGTGATGATGTAGAAATTGTTTTTGTTCCTGTGCCGTTTGACCCAAGAGTTAAACCACCTAAAGTTACTCCTGATAATGTTCCACCTGTAATATTTACAGCACTAGAATTTTGTGTTGACATTGTACCAAGACCTAAATCTGCCCATACAGGTGCTAAACCTGAACCTTGAGATTTTAAATAGTATCCTGATGTACCTGCACTACCACCAATTTGAAAATTACCAGTTACATTAAGTGTACCTGATGATGTAATTGTGCCTGATGTAGATAGTCCATCACCTGACACACCTGATTGCCAATCTTTTAGGTGAGCCATTACTTCACGAATAGCATTGTTAATGCCAGAAGGAGGACATCCTTCAGCCAAGTTTACACCATCTACATCGGTGTTATTAGCTGCGTTTACATCATATTCACTTATCTTTGTTTTCGACATGTTTTACCCTTTTCTATACCAAATATCAGAACCTACTGCTGATTGTGTCCATTCTTCACCAACAATATATCCTTCTGAATCAACAGTTGTTGCAGAACTTATACTTGCACCTGTACTGTTAATAATTAATGATGTTGCAACATCTACCAATCCACTTGATGTTATATCAGATGAAAAATTAAATATTGCGTTTGCATTAGATGTAAGTGTTGCACTACATACAATAGAAGCTGAAGCATTAGCATCAACAACAGTAACTACCAAAGAAGCACCAGAACAAGTAACAGTTGCAATTCCATTAAATTCATAGTTAGGATTGCCTGTGACTGTAGCTGTAGCTAAACAAGCTCCTCTTGCTGATAATACTGCTTGTGCATCTGCTGTTAAAGTACAAACACATGAAATAGATGCACTAGCTATAGCATCAACTAAAGTTACAACAACAGTAGCACCAGAACAGGTAACATCTGCTCTTCTAAATACAATACGAGTTGGTATTGCAGTTACTTCTGCAAATGCTTGGATTTGTGCTGATGCAAATTCATTTACTGCAGCTATTTCTGAAAAAGCACTTGCTGAAAAAGGTTGAATCCCAAACATTTATAATCCTTTTAATTAAACCATGTAATAATTGAATATCTAGTGCCTTTTGTAATAGGCATAATTTCATGACACAATAATTCAGTAAGTTGATTTTTTAATACGACAATGTACTTATCTAATGTATCTAAATTAAGAATAGACAATTTATTCTGCTGCCGCTGCCTCTGCTGCCGCTGCCTCTGCTGCTAATCTTGCTGCTTCTGCTGCCGCTTTCTCTGCTTCAATTTCTGTTTTTCTTGTTTGCCATTTTGTTACACACACGTTAGCCCAATCTGGTAAAGAAGTTATCTCATCATTTTGAATCATAG